GGTCTCTCGTTTCCGTGGAAACGGTTTAGCGATCTTGCGGCTTGACTTCTTTGGCCTTGATCGTCAGTCGTTTGGCACTGGCTCCGCACCACACTGAGTTGGCGTCGGCAAATTGGTCGACGAGCGTCAGGACCGTGGGTGGTCGCTTGCCAGCTTCCGGCAACGTGTGCTGGACGCCAGGCTCGCAGCGTTCGAGGATCTGCTCCAGGATCTTGTCAGCCTTGGCATAGTTTGCTTTACCGGCTGCCAAGTACTTCTGATGCTTCTCGAACAGTTCGGCAACTTCTGGGGGCAGCGTGTCACCGACTTCCAGTTTCTTACTTGGCTTTTTTGCCATCACAACTAATCCGTAAAAAGGTCGGGAAAGCTGGCGGGACCGTAGTCTCAGTCTTTCAGCCGTATGGGTCGTTAACCTACCGTCTGGCCGCTGAATTGCCCCTCCGTCATCGATCCCGATTTCGAATCGATTAGGTGTCAGCGAATGACTTGCCCGCAGAGTTGAGCAACACGTCGACCGTCAACTGACCGCTAGTCTTCGCTGCATCAGCGCGACCAATGACCAAGTTGCCCGAGCTCGTGCTGGTCGCTTCGGATTCGCTTTCGTCCCAGTACACCAGAGCACCGGCAGAGAAAGTGTCACTCGACTTGCACTTCACACGGAATCGACCTTCTGCAGTCGCCGAGTAGCGTTGGCCAGTTTTCACACCAGCCAACCCTGCGACGACACCAGCGCGACCCATCGCGTCGAACACAATGGAACCGCTCGGCAAGTCCGCAGCAGCGGTGCCCTGGAACTCGTCATCGTCACCTAAATATTGAGCCAGCATGTTGGCGTTCTCCGTAACAGTTCAGCGGCAAAAAAGTATAACTGGGTGAAACTGTAGTCGCGTCATCCCTGACGCTGCGGGCACCTCGTGTGCAGACTACAGACTCAATGCTTCGCGGATTTTTGCATCGGATGCTTTACCGATGCCATCGATCGTGCGAAAGGTTTTGTTCGCAACCAAGTGAGCTTTGGCATCGCCCACGGTCGCAATCGGTTTTGGCTTGGCTTCTGCCAGCAGCTTGACCACTTCCGGATCCAGCGACTCGAAAGAGCTGATCAGCTTAGCATCGCCTGTTTCAGGGCCAGGCTGGTTTGTTTCACCGGCTGCCGGTTGTGATGGCGCTTGAGGTGACTGCGTTTCAGCAGATGGCACCTTTGTTTCACTCGATGGTGCTTGCGATTTGTCCTCATCGGAAGATGAAGAGCCGTCCGTGGCTCCCGATTCATCCTTGACTTCACGAGGTCGAGCGATCACGCGGTACCAGCCGACGTGCAGCACGCTGTCCTGAGCATCCTGCGGGAGCGTCGACAGATCAGTACCTTCAGGCATGATCACGCCGCCGATATTCACATCTCGCGATAACACACGCATTGCAAACCTCTACACCAAAAGTTTTGATCAGACCAGCCGCAGGGCGTTAGCCCCGGTTATCATCAGCCGCAGGGCGTTAGCCCCGGTTAGCCGCTCACTACGCGTCAGCTCGCAGCATCGCTCGGAAGTCCAACGCCTTGGCACCGACAAAGTGCTTGACCGTGATGTTCAGACCGAACTTGCCACCGGTCAACTGAGTTACCACGACGACTGGCACGCGGCCGGTCCCCTGCAGGAACTGCACTTCAATCGTATGACCTTCAGCCGATACCACGTACCAGCGAGTTGCCGAGCCTGCGATCGACTGCCGAGTCCGTGGATCCACGACACCGTTGGCCAATCGAGCCTCTTCGACCGGAGTCAGGTTTCGCATCCGGATTGGATTCATACCACCCGCACCGCTGTCATTGGTGATCACGGCCGAACCGGTCAATTGAATCGCCAGATCGCCCAAGTCAGTCGGAACAATGAGGTGGGTGGCTGGCAAGTTGATACTTGCATCGCCATCCATCTGTCGAGCGATCCGAGCGCGAGCAGTCCGCAGCGTCGCTTGAGCGAGTGCACTGCCAGTCAGCAGGTTGCCATGGTCAGCGTGGAACAACGCGATGTTGTCCGCCAGTGCCGCGTTGCCCATCAGGACAGCAGCCACCAGCGTCGGACGCAGCCGAGCTGCAGCGCGGCCCATGTCGGACGGCGTGTTGCGAAGCTCTTGAAAATTATCGTTGATGAACGCGATTTCATCGATCTCGCATTGGCGAGAGAATCGATCGACCTTCACGGTCTCGGCAGTTGCCGAGCGTGACACATGAGCCGCTTCACCGGTTTCCGGATGCAGCGTCAGGTCAGGGGCACTCGCCAGCCGTGGCCGTGTGTGCTCTTCGAGGTTCAGCTCGTCGTTCTCACTGGTCCAACCGGCTGAAAAATCACCGACTTCGATATAGGCACCGATTGCCATCGAGCCGATTGATTGCTCGTACAGTGCGGAGACTGCACCGGTAGAGAAAGCGGCTTGCAGCGTGGCCATGTGGTTGCGGCCGGACGGAACAGTGTGGCCCGAAGCTCGCAGAGCCATCGTGGTCATTTCCATCATCGTCACGTCGCGGAACTCTTGCGCCTGATCCATCACGCGTTGACGATCAGGATGGTTGACTGGCAGCGTTTGCCAGTGCGGTACCATGTGGTGAGCGGGGAGTACTTGATCGATTGGTCGCGATGCTCGCAACATCGTCGCAGCTTGCAGTGCACCCATCGAGCCGCGTTCGGTTGGGCTGGTCGAGTGAATCGCAGCTACACGCGGGCGGCTAGCTCGAGTAGCGTACAGTGCAGCACGTCCGGAGTCCCAGCCCTCACGGATTGCATGAGCCACCAGCGTTGCACCGTTGGCACCGGCTTCAGTCACGACTGGATTGCCGATCGTTTCACCGATCTCTTTGATCGCAGCGATACGCTCTTCTTCAGCGGCAGCCGCTTCGCGCGAAGCTTGCAGCGTTGCACTTGCGCGGCTTGCAGCCGTGAGCCTTGCCACGCCAGCAGCCGTCGCGGTTGCACCTGCAGCAGCCGGATCGACGGCCGGATCAACTGGTTGCGTTTCCGTGGAAACGCCAGCGTCTTTAGCGGCTTCAGCTTCAGCAGCTTTTTCAGCGTCGAACTTCGCACGCAAGTTGGTTTTTTGAACGTCGGTGAGCGTTGATTCTTCGAGCCCTAATGCGGCGAGCCAAGCGGCAAAATCCATCGGTAAAACTCCTGCGGAGGAAGAGGCCGCGATCGCGGGCCGTACGTTGGGATCACCAGCAATGGTGACGAAGGAAACTTCGGATAGGACACTGTTTCGAACCAACAGCAATGGACCAGTGAATGATTGGCCGTTTGCTTCAATCGTGATGCCTGTATCCACAAACTCGTAACTCATCGAGCCCAGCCCGATACTGCCACGCCATGGGAATCCATTTTTCGATGACTCGCGAATTTCGGCGCTGTCATCATTAACGACTGAGAAAACCCCTTCGCACACGATTGAGTTGCCAAGTGTCACCTCAGCGTGACCAACAGGTCGCTCTCTATCGTGTTCGCGATGTACCGGAGTTGTGCCTTGGACCTGCAAGCCGCTGATGTCGACCACGACGGGACCGTCGTAATAGACCCCAGACAGATTTGGATACATCAAGCCACCGGTATAGGCCTCAATCGTGAACCTTGGCAGGCCATCCTCTGATTCAGACAGCACGGCCGCAGCCGTCAGCGTCATCCGAGCGTTACCCGACAGATTCGGAGTACTTGGCTTGGCCTTCGCCGCTTGCAGCGTGATGCTCCGTCGGATCGCCTTGACGCGTCGACGCACTTTGCGGTTCGGTAGAGGTTGATTGGGTGGTGTCCATTTCATGCCGCCAATCTACGCGCTCGGTTTCGATTAGCGTTACAGCATCACTTTGATTTGCGCTATCTGTGTGATTTCGCCAGTTGTCTGAACGACTGCGCGAGTAAATTCGATACTCACAATTTGATGAATAATTTGGTGGACTAAGTGCCGTTAATCAAACTGATTCGAGACAACATTTTGACAGCCTTCGTTGTCGATTCGATACGGCTATATCAAATTAACTTGCGGTACCAAGCTGGCCGATCTGCTGAGCTGCAGCGATCGCCGAGATTCGCGCAGCTCGCTCAGCGAACTCTTTCGTCAACTGCACCCACTGCTGCTCTGGATCGATCTGATTCTGCATGAAGTAATCACGCTCAGTCAGCAGTCCTGCATCGCGGAGCATCACTGCAGCTTGTGCATCCTGCAGCGGATTGACGCTGATCACCGGCTGCCAAGTCCACTTGTGTGGCAGTCCATCGATCTCGTCGATCATCGACAGCGACAAGCCCGGAATCGCGTAGACCGCTTCAGCCAGCCACCAGACGAATATCCGGTCCAAGCATTCAGACTCCCAGTCCGCACGCTCCACGTCGATCGCGTGATAGTAGATCTGATGATCTAGACGCGCGGAGCTGTAGTTGTAGCCGCTCGAATCGCCACGAGCCTTATTGGTTGGCATGTGGATGCACCGAGCGATCTCCTGCAGGATCGCATTGCGGAAAATCTCGTACGTTGTCGTCGGCTGCTCAGCCTTCATCTGCTGCATTTCGTAGCCGTACGGAAGCGCCGTCATCATGCCACGATCAATGTCAACGCTTTCGAACGGATTCTGCGGCTGGTGGCCATCTTCGCTGAACGCGTTGGCCATCGTCTTGAGAACAATCGCGAAGTCTGCAGCAGTCTCGGCAGCCAGCAGCGTGGCCAGCGTGTAGCGTCGCAGCATCGCGAACAGCGGCAGCGCTGGAGTTACCTCTGGCACGCCACGCGCTTGGCCAGGTCGCAGGACCTGATACAGATGAATCACATACTCCGGCGAGATCGGATCGTAGTCGTCATTGCGGAAATTGCGATTGTCACCTGGATGCGATCGCAACAAGTGATACTCGATCGGATTGCCTGATTCGTCGAACTTGATTCCATCGACTGCGTTCGGATCCAAAGCGCCATCGGACCAGTTCGGCGAACTAATCTGATCGCACTCGACCAGCCGAATATCGAGCTTCACACGCCCTTTGAGTTTCGGATTGGTGCTGGCCAAGATAAATGCTTCGCCGTCAACGCACTTGGCCAGTCTTGCTGTCCGCAGTTTTGCAGGCAGTTTCACCTGCTTGCACCATTGCTTCCAGTGCTTTTCAACGCGCCGCGCAAGCTGCTCATCTTCAAGCAACACCTGCAGGCCTGGACCGGTGGTCACAAAGTCATTGGCCAGCGTCTTCACGATGCCATTGGCAAAGCTATTTGACTCCAGGCATTCGTACCGAGACCGCGATCGCAGTGTCCGCCGTACGCTCAGCGAGTTCGCCAGTTGCGGCGCTAGATGATCGGCGAACCGCCAGTGCTTGCTGGTCTCGGCCGTGATTTGTGCTGCGTCGTAGGAAGCCTGCAATTGCGTCCGCAGCTTCATGCGCGCCGCCACAGCAGCTCGTTCGCGAGCGGTCGGAATTGGTTGGCCATATTGGTCGACAATGCGTGGAGTGCTCATGCCGCCAGCGTAAGGGCATGCCACGGATTGAATTTACAGCGTGGCTCTACTGCCCGACGCTCGACCCTGGAATGATACGTCGGAAGCCCAAGCCGAATGCCCTGCTGTTCCCGGCCGACTTCTGCTGCAGATGTCGCTCCGCATCGATCGTCTCTTTCACTGAACGATTGGCAACAGTCACACCGTCGATACTGATCGACGCTGGATCAGCAGCAGCAGCTCGCACATCCGGATCCGCCGTTTCGATCTCCGGTACAACTGGCGTGGTTTCATCGAACACGCCGTCATTGATCGTCGAATCGCTCATTACGTCACCGTAAAAGATTGAGGGTTGTTGAACGTGACGCCAGTCTTCCGCCGAAACAGATAGTACGTCCCCGGATCGAGCAAAAACTCCACCACGCCATTCGCGTTAGTCCGTTGAATATCCGTGAGCACGTTGTTGCCCGGCGCATCCGTTGCCACCCAGCACTCGACGCCACTGATTGGCACCCCGGCAGTCGTCCGCACCGTGATCGACCAGCTCCGATCCCCCGGCCCCTTGATGGCGTTGAGCTTAGCGATGATCGCATCACCAATCGTCTGCAGCGCAACCATCTCATCC